GATAGACTTTATAACAAGCACATCTCAAGAAGATCATAAAACCTCTAATAGATTTGCCGAGGTAATATCTCTTCCTATAAACTATAAGGGAGAAATAAAAATAGGAGACATTTTACTGGTTCACCATAATGTATTTAAGTTTTATTACGATATGTATGGAAGAGAAAAAAGTGGTAGGAGCTTTTTAAAAGACAACTTATTTTTAATAGATCCAGAACAATTTTTTTTATACAAACAAAATGGAGAGTGGAATGCTCATAGCAAATATTGTTTTATAAAACCTATTGAATTAGAAAAATCGTATATATACAAAGGTGGAAATGAAGAGCCTTTAATAGGAACGGTTAGATATATAAATAAAGAGTTAAAAGATTTAGGGGTCAAGGAAGGTGATAAAATATCTTTTACACCAGATAGTGAATATGAATTTAATGTAGAGGGGGAAAAATTATATAGAATGTTTACAAACAATATAACCATGATATTATGATCCGTATTATAGATAATTTTGTAGACAAAGATTTATTTAAAATGGCAACAGACTATTTGAATAAAGGAGAATTTTTAAAACATACAGTTGGAGAAAAAAATTTTTACACCCAAGATTCTCCGCCAGCATTTACTAATTATATGACAAGTAAACTGGGTTTAATGGAGGGTAGGCCTGTTGAAAATATTTTGAGTTTTTTTAGAACCTCAACACCTAATAAAGACACAGAATGGAGAATACATTCTGATTTAAATATTAAGGGAGAAAAACCGGATAGAGCAGCAGTATTATATATGTCTCCCCGAGAATTAGAGGAGTTGCACGGAACCGCTTTTTGGGAGCATATTATTTACGGAACATCATTACCTGACTCTGTAGATAACGAAGAATATGATCGGATGATTAGGGTAGATGCAAATGAATTAGACAAATGGAGATTAGTATCAGTAGCAGGGTATGAGCAGAATAGATTAATTTCTTATCCTGCGAACTATTTTCATAGCAAGTACCCAAATAAATCCTGGAAAGAAGGAAGAAATGTTTTTGTAATATTTTATAAATATAAAAAAACTAAATGAAAAAGATTGCGATAATAGGAGCTGGTAACGCGGGATGTATAACCGCTTTAGAGTTATTAAATACCTGTGAGGCTAAGGAAATCATTATATATCATAGTCCTAAAAACCACCCAATAGAAAAGGTGGGGCAAGGAACTTTACCAGGCTTTACTCGTTTATTATACAAGAAATTAGGAATTGATTGGTATAACAATCCTATTGAGGCTACCATTAAGACGGGTATACTTTATGAAGGGTGGGGAGAGCAAAACGATAAAATATTTCATACGTTTTCATCTAATTGCGGTGTAGCATCACATCTTGTTCCTGGTAAATTATCACAAGTAGTGTTACAGTCGGGGTTATTTAAAATTAAAGAGCAAACTATAAACAACCCTGAGCAGGAAATAGATTGCGATATAATATTTGATTGTAGAGGTAGACATAATAGAGATAAAAATAACTACGATAAATTAATCAATCCTATTAATTCTGTGATTCTGGGTAGAAAATTAAAAATGAATAACAATCACCATTTGACTTATACCAGGGCGGTTGCCACTCCTAACGGGTGGACTTTTATTATACCTAATAAAAATAGTATCTCTTATGGTTATTTATATAACAATAAAGTTACAACTAAAGCTGAGGCCACTGAGGATTTTAAAAATAGATTTAGTGTAGAAGAGATTAGTGATTATATATCTTTTGATAATTACGCTGCTAAAAATATGTTTGTAGGAGAAAGGACTATACTACAAGGAAACGCCTATGGTTTTATAGAACCGCTTGAAGCCACCTCTATTGCTCTTTATCATCAATTATGTAAGGATGCTAAGAAGGTAATTTTTGGAGACGCTAACCCTTCTAAAATAAATAAAGGCATAAAATCTACAATTCAAAGAATGGAAACATTTTTACTCTGGCATTATCAATTTGGATCTAAATACGACACTCCTTTTTGGGAATATGCCAAAAGCCTCCCGTTTAATCCTAAATTTAACGCTCAAAATTTAAATGAAGTTTGGGAAAAAACAGAAAGAGGCTCGAGTTATTGCGAAAAAATTAATAATTAAAATAAATAAAATCATGGGTGTACAAAAAAACATTGGAATATTAAAAGCAAAAGTAGAGGCCTTAACTACTAATTTACAAACTTTAATATTAGAAGAGAAAAAAACAAGAGATTTAGTTTTAGGGGTTTTGCAAATCTTAAAACACATGCCTGGGCACGATAAGGCTTTAAAAGAAATAAAAAAATTACATGAAGAAAATGGACATAAAACAGATTAAACTAAGCATTATTGAAGCAGGGGAAAAAGCTGTTAAGCAACTAATTAAAGTTGCTAAAGAAGATATAATAAAATTTGATAAAGATGATGAGTTAGCGGCCGATCGTTTAAAAAACGCGGCTGCTACTAAAAAGCTATGTATAATGGATGCTTTTGAAATATTAAAAAAAATAGAAGAAGAAAGGTCTTTATTAAATGGTGAGGTAGCTGATAAAAAAACTAATACATTAAAAGGGTTTGCAGAATCGAGATCAAAATAATTTATATACAGAGATAAAAGGAATTATACCTAAAGCTGTTTTGTCTAATAAAAACAGAGCAAAAAGCTGGTTGTATGGATATAATGAAAAATATGATATAGTTGTTATTTCTAAAACAGGAGAGATAGAAAGCATTATAGATATTAATGGATTGAAAATCGCTCTTCCTAAACCCCCTAAAAACGTTTACGCCAGATCAAAAGAAAAAAAAGAACAGTATTGGGAAGCATCTATTTTACCCAAAGAATTAAGCAAAATTAAATCTATATTTCAGTGGCACGAAACTCCTAATAACTTTAAATCACAATGGGTTGATTATATTGAAAAAGAGTTTGATTATAGAGAGCAAGGATTCTGGTTTATGAATAATGGAAAACCTACATACATTACCGGAACCCACTACATGTATTTACAATGGACTAAAATAGATGTTGGGCATCCTGATTTTCGAGAAGCTAATAGAATATTTTATATTTTTTGGGAAGCGTGTAAGGCGGACAAAAGAAGTTTTGGAATGTGTTATTTAAAAATCAGAAGGTCAGGTTTTTCTTTTATGAGTTCTTGCGAAGGGGTTAATCAAGCCACCATCACCAAAGATGCTCGTATAGGAATATTATCTAAAACAGGTTCTGATGCTAAAAAAATGTTTACAGACAAGGTTGTTCCTATATCTAACAATTATCCTTTCTTTTTTAAACCTATACAAGATGGTATGGATAAACCTAAAACAGAATTAGCGTATAGAGTTCCAGCTTCTAAAAAAAAAAAAAAAAATATGCACAAGCTTTCTGATGAAGAGCTGGAAGGTTTAGATACTACTATAGATTGGAAAATGAAGAGCTGGAAGGTTTAGATACTACTATAGATTGGAAAAATACAGGAGACAATAGTTATGATGGAGAAAAATTACAATTACTACTACATGATGAGAGTGGTAAGTGGGAAAAACCTGATAACATATTAAATAACTGGAGGGTAACCAAAACCTGTTTACGATTAGGGAGTAAGATTATAGGTAAATGTATGATGGGTTCAACCTCAAATGCTTTAGATAAAGGAGGTGGTAATTTTAAAAAATTATATGAAGACTCCTTGCCTTCTGAAAGAAATGCTAATGGGCAAACTAAAAGCGGCTTGTATTGTTTATTTGTGCCTATGGAATGGAACTTTGAAGGTTATATTGATAGATACGGGATGCCGGTTTTAAATAACCCTATTAAACCTATAGAAGGTATAGACGGAGAGCTTATTAGTGTAGGAGCTATAAATTACTGGGAAAACGAAGTAGACTCTTTAACTCAAGATCCTGATGCTTTAAACGAATTTTACAGACAATTTCCCCGTACAGAGTCTCACGCTTTTAGAGATGAAAGCAAACAGTCTTTATTTAATTTAACTAAAATTTATCAACAAATAGATTATAACGACTCTCTTATTATGGACCATCATTTGACAAGGGGTTCTTTTTCTTGGGAGAACGGAATAAAGGATTCTAAAGTAATTTGGAGTCCTAATAGAAGCGGTAGGTTTTTAGTAAGCTGGACTCCTCCTAAACATTTACAAAACAAGATTGTAATAGAAAGGGGGTTAAAAAAACCAGGGAATGAGCATATAGGATCGTTTGGTTGTGACTCGTACGACATATCTGGAGTGGTAGTTGGAAAGGGTTCTAATGGGGCTTTGCATGGAATGACAAAGTTTAATATGGAAGAAGCTCCAAGTAACGAGTTCTTTTTAGAATATATAGCGAGACCGCAAACAGCCGAAATATTTTTTGAAGAAGTTTTAATGGCTTGTATATTTTACGGCATGCCTATATTGTGTGAAAATAACAAACCTCGATTATTGTATCATTTTAAAAACAGAGGATACAGAGGTTTTTCTTTAAATCGCCCTGACAAAACTTACAACAAATTATCTAAAACAGAAAGAGAGTTGGGAGGGATTCCTAACACGTCTGAAGACGTAAAACAATCTCACGCTTCAGCTATAGAATCCTATATAGAAAAACATGTGGGGATAGATTTTAATGGAGACTATAGGGATGTGGGAGATATGGGAACTATGTATTTTCAAAAAACTTTAGAAGATTGGGCTAAGTTTGATATAAGTAACAGGACTAAATTTGACGCTGCTATTAGTTCCGGTTTAGCTATTATGGCTAACCAAAAGCACTTATATACACCATCTAAACAAAAATCAAAAATAAGTATTAACTTTGCAAGATATAACAATACCAGTAATTTAAGCCGAATAATCCGATGAAAGACGTAAAAATAGATATAAATAAATCCGCCTTTCCAGACCAGTTTGTTTCTGACAAAGAAAAGAAAACTTATGAGTTTGGACTACAGGTAGGGCAAGCAATACAGTACGAATGGTTTAGGAAGGATAGACACAATTGTAGGTTCTATAATCAGTGGGCGGAATTTCACAGGTTAAGACTGTACGCTCGAGGAGAGCAGTCTATTGCTAAATATAAAGATGAGTTGTCGGTAGACGGGGATTTATCATACCTTAACTTAGATTGGACGCCTGTTCCTATTATACCTAAATTTGTAGACATAGTAGTAAACGGAATGTCAGACAGGTTGTTTGAAGTAACCTGCGTAGCTATGGACGCTATGTCGGCAGAAAAAAGAAATGCGTTTCAAAGGGATGTAGAAAAAAACGTTCAAGCTAAAGATTTGTTTTTGCAAATAGAAAAAGACTTTGAAGTGCCTATGTTTACTCAAGGCCCTAAAAATTTACCAGAAACGGATACGGAGATGGAGTTATATATGCAATTAAACTATAAGCCGGGAATAGAAATAGCTAATGAAATAGCTATTAACACTATGCTAAAAGAAAATCATTATGAGGATGTGCGTAAAAGAGTAGATAGAGATATAACTACTTTAGGACTTGGTATATGTAAACATACTTTTCAGCAAGGAGACGGGATAAGGGTGGAATATGTGGACCCAGCAAACGTGGTGTATAGTTATACGGAAGACCCTTATTTTAATGACGTATTTTACTGGGGAGAATTAAAAACTGTTCCTATTGGAGAGGTTGTTAAAATAGATCCAGAAATTACCAATGAAGATTTAGAAGAAATTTCTAAATATAGTCAGGCGTGGTACGACAATTACAATGTAGCCGCTATGTATGAAAACAGTATGTTTTCTCGAGACACATGTACTCTTTTATATTTTAATTATAAAACTACAAATACTTTCGTTTACAAGAAAAAACAAATAGCAGAGGGAACTTTTAAAACCGTACAAAAAGACGATCAATTTAACCCTCCTCAAGAAATGATGGATGAAGGTAAGTTTGAAAGAGTAGAGAAAAAAATAGATGTATGGTATGAAGGGGTTATGGTGATGGGTACTAATATTATCTTAAAATGGGATATGATGGAGAATATGGTAAGACCTAATTCTGCTAACCAATACGCATGGCCAAACTATGTAGCCTGCGCTCCAAAATCTTACAAAGGAACACATGAGTCGTTAGTAAAAAGAATGATTCCTTTTGCTGACTTAATTCAAATGACTCATTTGAAAATACAACAAGTAGTGTCAAAAGTTGTGCCAGATGGAGTTTTTATAGACGCAGACGGATTAAGCGAGGTAGATTTAGGAACTGGAGCCGCTTACAATCCAGAAGACGCTTTGCGTTTGTATTTTCAAACAGGTAGTGTAGTAGGCAGATCGTATACTCAAGACGGGGAATTTAATAACGCTCGACAACCTATTAGTCAATTAACTTCTAATAGTGGTCAAAGTAAAATGCAAATGCTTATAGGTAATTATAATCATTACTTAGGGATGTTAAGGCAAGTAACAGGTCTAAATGAAGCAAGAGACGCTTCAACTCCAGATCCAAGTTCTTTGGTAGGAGTTCAAAAATTAGCAGCTTTAAATTCTAATGTAGCTACACGTCATATATTAAAAGCAAGTCTTTTTATAACTCAAAGATTAGCAGAGTGTTTATCTATTAGAACAGCAGATGTTTTGGAGTATGCAGACTTTAAAGATGAATTTGCTATGCAGATTGGAAAATACAACTTAGGTATTTTAGAAGAAATTAAAAATTTATACCTATATGATTTTGGTATTTTTATCGAAATGGCTCCAGATGAAGAGCAGAAACAACAATTAGAAGCGAATATTCAGATGGCCTTACAACAAGGCGGAATTGATTTAGAAGACGCGATTGATATCAGAACTATTAATAATTTAAAATTAGCAAATCAATTATTAAAAGTAAAGAGAAAACAAAGTGCTGCTGAAAAACAACAACAGGAGCAGCAAAAACAAGCAATGCAAGGACAGCAACAACAGCAATTACAACAACAAGCTGCGCAGTCTAAAATGCAACAAATTCAACAAGAGTTGCAGGCTAAAATTCAAATCAAACAAGCGGAAATTGCTTTTGAAATAGAAAAACAAAAAAATGAGGCAGACTTAAAGCGTAGACTAATGGATGTAGAGTTTAATTATAATATGCAGCTTAGGGGGATGGAGCAAGGACAGATTGATATGAGAGAAGAAAAGAAGGAACAGGCAAAAGCTGATAGAATCAGTATGGGTAACACTCAGCAGTCCAAGATGATTGAGCAAAGAAAAAGAAATTTACCCGCTCAAACATTTGAATCTAATGAAGATAGTTTAGATGGATTTGATTTAGCTGAGTTTGACCCAAGATAATATGCTTAAAAATATAATAAAATTAGTATTAACTTTGTAAAAATTTAAATTAAATAAAATGGAAGAAAATAAATTTGTCGTAAAAGACGTAAGTGGGGTTGAAAAATCCAAAGTAGAAATTGAGGAGCAGTTACTTAAAGAGCATGAAGAAAGTCAAAACGTTACAGAAAGTGACACTAACGTGGAACGAGTGGATGCAAGCGCTGAAAGTACCGAGCCCAATTCGAAACAAGAAGAAGTACAGCAGGAAACAGAAACACAAGACAAAACTACCGCATCAGAGTTAAATGATGCAGACGTTCTTTCTTATATTAAAAATAGATACGATAAAGATATCGAATCGGTAGATCAGTTATTTGACGCAAAAAATGATAATGAAGATTTACCAGAGGATGTTGCAGCGTATTTTAAATACAAAAAAGAAACCGGACGTGGGATTAAAGATTTTGTCGAGTTACAAAAAGATTATAGCGAAATGGATGGGGACCAAGTGCTAACTGCTTATTACTCTACAACTGAAGAAGGTTTAGATAGTGAGGATATTAGAGATATTATGGATGAAAAGTTTTCGTTTGACGAAGAGCTGGATGATCCAAAAGATATTAAGAAAAAGAAGTTAGCCAAAAAAAGAGAACTTGTTAAAGCTAAAAAGTTTTTAACTGAACAACAAGACAAGTATAAAGCTCCTCTTGAGTCAAGCGGGAGTGGATTGTCAGGTATTAATCAGGAAGAACTGGATAGTTATAAAAGTTATGTAAAGGAGTCGAAGACTACTGAAGAGGCTCGTAAAAAAAGGTATGACTACTTTTTAAATAAAACCAATGAGGTTTTTAACGATGAGTTCAAAGGTTTTGAGTTCAATATCGGAGAAAAGAGTTTTACGTTTAAGCCTGGAGATAAAGACGAGTTAAAAAGCAAACAATCTGATGTCAATAACTTTGTAAACAAATACATGGATAGTGATAGCGGATTAATGAAAGACGCTCGGGGTTATCATAAGGCGATGGCAGTAGCTATGAATTTAGACAAGTTTGCTGAATTTTTTTACAATCAGGGAATGACCGCGGCTGTAGATGATGTTTCTAAAAAATCAAAAAACATTAATATGGACATGCGTAAAGCCCCTCAAACATTCAGTAAAGATGGTTTAAAAATTAGAGCTGTAGGAGACAATAGTAGTGGACGAGGACTTAAAATTAAAAGTATAAAAAAAGTATAAACTAAAAATTAAAAAAAATGTCAGTATTAGGAACACCAGGCTTTGACTTGCAGCCAAGTGCGCAGCAAGTAGCCTTAGCATCAAACTACCTAACTAACTTTGACTTTTTAAATCAGTATCTTCCTGATACTTATGAAAAAGAGTTCGAGCGTTACGGTAACAGAACAGTAGCATCATTCTTAAGAATGGTAGGCGCTGAAATGCCTTCAAATTCAGACCTTATAAAATGGGCTGAGCAAGGAAGGTTACACACTAAATATACAGCATGTACGTCTGCAGGAGCAGCAGCAGCTAACAATGCAACTTGGACTATTCCAACAGCGCAAGTTAACCCAGCTTCTCCACCAGCATCATCTGCACCAGCAAATGGTTATGCAGCAATCAGAGTAGGTCAAACTGTAATGATTTCTGACGAAACTGCAGGTTCAACTTTAAGTAATAAAGCTATTGTAACAGCTGTTTCTACAGGAGCACCATTTACAATAACTGTAGCTTATTATGAAGCGGCTGGTCAAGCAGTAGCAGCAGGTGTGAATTGTAGTATATTTATTTACGGGTCTGAGTTTAAAAAAGGTCAAGCAGGAATGACTGGATCTTTAGAGTCTCAAGACTTTATATTCGAAAACTCTCCAATCATAATCAAAGACACTTACGAGGTAAGCGGTTCAGATATGGCTCAAATTGGATGGGTAGAAATTACTACTGAGAACGGAGGTTCAGGATACCTATGGTACTTGAAGTCTGAGCACGAAACAAGACTTCGTTTTGAAGACTATTTAGAAACTGCAATGGTTGAAGCGGTTCCGGCAGAAGCTGGTTCTGGAGCAGCAGGTACTACAGGTCCAGAAGGTAACAAAGGTTCTGAAGGAGTTTTCTATGTAGTAAACACAAGAGGAAATGTATGGAGTGGTGGTAACCCAGTTGCTCTTGCAGGTTTCGACTCAGTAATCCAAAGATTAGATAAGCAAGGGTCTATTGAAGAAAATGTTCTTTTTGTAAACAGAGATTTCTCATTTGATATTGACGATATGTTAGCGGCACAAAACTCTTACGGAGCTGGTGGTACTTCATATGGTTTATTTGACAATGATGAGGAAATGGCTCTAAACTTAGGATTTACAGGATTCCGTAGAGGTTACGACTTCTATAAGCAAGACTGGAAATACTTAAACGATCCTACTATGAGAGGTGGTTTAACTGGTGGTGCAATCAATGGACTTATGGTTCCAGCTGGTTCTACTACAGTTTATGACCAAATCTTAGGTAAGAACGCTAAGAGACCATTCTTACATGTTAGATATAGAGCTTCTGAAACTGAAGACAGACGTTACAAAACTTGGATCACTGGTTCTGCTGGTGGAGCAAGAACGTCTGATATAGACAAGATGCAAGTTAACTTCTTATCTGAAAGAGCTGTATGTACTTTAGGTGCAAACAACTTCTTCTTATTTAGAGATTAATAAGCACAATTAATTGAGGGGAGGGTAACTCCTCCCCTTTTTTTTAACTTTAATTAAATTATAATAAAATGAAAAAAAGAAAAAAAGGAACACCTGTTGCTAAGCAGTACAGGCTAAAAACAGATGTAGCGCCATTAGCTTTTATGTTGGCGTCTCATAACAACAAAAGAACCCCATTACTTTATTTTGACGAAGAGTTAGGATCTAACCGAGCTTTACGTTATGCGAGAAACCAGAAAAGCCCGTTTGAAGACGAGCAAGATGGTAATGCTATTTTAGAACCTATTGTTTTTGAAGATGGGTTTTTAAATGTAGATAGAGGAAATCAAGTGTTGCAAGAATTTTTATATTATCACCCACAAAACGGGCAAACGTTTGAGGAGGTGAATAAAGAAGTCGATGCCGCTGAAGAATTAGAAGTAGAAGAATTAATTTTAGATGCTCAAGTTTTAGCAAAAGAATTAGACCTTTCTACTTTAGAAAGTTTATCCAGAGTTTTATTTGGAGCTGGATCAGACAGAAAAAGCACAGCTGAACTTCGTAGAGACATGTTGGTGTTTTCACGAAATAATCCTGTAGAGTTTATTGATATGCTTAATGATCCGTCACTTCAAGTATATGATGATGTAGCTAAATTTTTTGGAGCAAGCTTATTATTGGTTAAGAATAAAAATAGAGATATTTATTTTAACCTTCCTACAAACAAAACTAAATTATTGACAGTTCCGTTTGGAGAAGATCCTCAAGATATTGCAGCGTCTTATATGCAAACCGATGAAGGTATTGAAACTTATAAACTACTTAATCGTATGTTAAAAGGAGACAATAAACCCAAGGCTAAAAAGAAAACCAAGTCTATGGAAGAGTAATAAAGAGAGCACCTTAAACAGGTGCTTTTTTTTTATATCTTTGTAGGATGGAAAAATACTTAAAAATCTATAAAAAATTAAAACCTGGTGATCCCGCGGCAGGATTCATATTGATTCCGATAACTAATATTTTATCAATGAAAATCTCCAATGGATTGTCGGAGATAACCATAATATATAATGACCGGACTAAAAGCGGAAAGAGAGCTACAACAATTACCACGACATGGACTCCTGTTGGTAGCTCTTTCAATGATGCG